AACACTACGCAAGTAGCTACTACAGCGTTCGTTACTAATGCTGTTGCTGCCGAAGTAACCGCTCGCGAATCGCTGGAAGACAATCTGACGGCTGAAATATCCGCAGAATCAGGAAATCGAGTTACAGCCGATACAACGCTCCAAGCAAATATTACAGCAGAGTCCACTAATCGATCAAATGCTGATGCTACCATACAAGGTAATCTTGTAAATGAAGCCACGACTCGCGCCGCAGCGGATACGACTTTGACGACGAATCTTGCTGCCGAGGTTTCCCGGGCAACGGCTGCCGAAGCGCTTAAGGCGAATACGGCAGCCCTTGGAAGCGCAGCGTACACGGACTCCGCGGCTTATGCAACCGCCGCGCAGGGCACAACGGCGGACAGCACAGCATCGGCAATCACCGCACAGGTATTTGCTGCCGTTGCTCTGACGAATCCTTACTCTGCGGCTACACCACTTACTCCTCGATACATCGGAGACATTGCGGTCAACTCTACGACGCTCGAAGTATGGCAAGCTCAAGCGTCTGCTGCCGCAGCAACTTCATGGAGCTGTGTTTCGAGAGGATTTTATAATGGAGTAGTTCTTACTGATGCGCACGCCTTTAACTCCAACGGATGGTTTTCGGCACTAAGCACGGCATCGAATATGCCCGCTGCCGAAAACTGTCTGTTTAGTCAGAAGAACTCAAATCTCGGGACTACATCGGCGTTCCTAATGGGCGTCGGGCTGACAAGCTTTAAGCTCTACTTTCAGCAAAAGTCAGCTTCCACGTGGGGAGCATGGAGTACTGGAGTTACCGCTGCCGAGATAGGCTGCCTATCGGGAGTGACTTCGGCTATTCAGACGCAGCTCAACGCAAAGGCTGCGCTGGTGGACGGGAAAGTCCCAGACAGTCAGCTTTCTACCAAGGCTCTGCGGTCACGAGTTCAGGGCGATGTCTGTGTTGCAACGTTCGGTGACTCCACGGCGCAGGCTGTGTTCACGAGCGGTGTTACAGACATGGGGAACTATGTCGTGGCTTTCCCCGAGTCAGGTGCGACGACAGTCAACACGGGCCGGTATTTTACGGTCGGCGGTCTCGGGAGGTATCGACTTGTCGGAGATGGCGGCATTCCGGGAACGGAGGTGGTGTCTTTTCTTAATCGCTCGAAGAGTGCGTACTCGGCAACCCGCCGTGCCTTGCCCGATATAATCGCAACGAGGCCGGACGTTGTTCTGTGGCATGGCGGGTCAGTTAACAACATAACTGCTCTTACGTCTTATAGCTCGGGAGTAGTTGCGAGCATGATAGATTTTCATTGTCGGGGCGTGAAGATTCTTACCGAAGCTGGCATAGATGTTATAGACTCCGGGATCTTAGGAATATCTATTGATGACGCCTATGCCGGTGTTCGTCGGCAAACGCTTCTGGAGGTAAACGCCGGACTGGCGGCGCTGGCAGCCGAGGATCCACTGTGGCATTGGTTGGAGCCTAATGGTCTAATGCATGACGGTACTGGAGCTTTCTATTCCGATTATTGTGATCCTGATGGCGTGCATCCAAATTATCTCGGATGCTACATCCTCGGACTGGCTGAATCAGAGATAATCGAATCGCTCTTCTATGCGTCACTACCTTCGGCTGTGCGTTACGACTTTCAGCCGGACTTCGCCAACGCCTCGGCCACTGTCCCCGCCAAGATGTTGAGAAGTTTTTCTACCGCGACCATAAACTCAACCGTTTGCCATGAGGATTTGTACACGGTTAATTTAACAACTTCCGGATCGACACTGATTCAGCTTACACTCGGCTATGCTGACATTAAAGGAAGCGTGCTGCTTGGGGCTTCGAGTGGTAGCAGATTTCTGATGCATACTCGGGCTTGGGTGGAGAACTCCGATGGATCGCTTTTGGCCGGAGTGTATGGGTTGGCAAGCGCCACGTTTACCGATGCGACAAACGCAAAGTCTGTCACATGGGTTAACAGGACATACAACAGTGGGAGGGATCTCGTGACAAAGTTTGCGCTGCCTTGTGACGCAGCCGATCTTGGAACGGGCTCCTACTTCCTTCTGATGTCGCTTACAATACCGTCTGCCGGGACATACAACTTCAAAATGACTCCTCCGCGGATCTTTAGCGAGTAGTGCGGGCAACTTATAATTCCACGAAAGTTGTAAGTGGATTATAAGCTCTCCCGCCGAACTCAGCTTAACAAAAGGAAACACATGGATTGGGCAACATTACTATCAGGTATTACCAAACCGTTCTTTGATACGATTGGTAGTGTCCTTGATAAAACTATTACGGACAAGAACGCACGGGCTAAGGCACGGGAGGATATCCTTGTTGCTCAGGCCAAGATGCAGGCGGATATTGTGCAGGGTATTATAAATAATGCTCAAGCACAAGTTGATGTGAATAAGGTTGAGGCAGCTAGTGCCATAGTCTTCGTGGCTGGCTGGCGCCCCGCTATAGGTTGGATTTGTGGAGCAGCTATGGCTTGGCAGTATGTGCTTGAGCCAATGGCTACTTGGGGAATTACCGTCGCTCAAGGAATCTGGGTGTTTACAACTCCGCCCCTACCTGTACTCGACACTAGTCAAATGATGACCGTTCTCCTTGGTATGCTTGGCCTTGGTGGACTCCGCACCTACGAGCGTGTTAAGGATGTTTCTCGCTCCTCACTCAAAGGCGATAGTATAGACCAACCTTGAAGTATCCCAAGCGTGCCACGCCGCCGCGAGCGAAGCGAGCAAGGCGCCTCCCAAGCTCTCCTCTTTTCCCATAGGTGACGTGGAGCGAGCGAAGCGAGCGGAACTCTGGTAGCTGGGCGAGCAGAGCGAAGCCCCCGTAGGGCAAGCGGGCCGAAGGCCCGCGCAGCAGCGTTCTTCGTGAGCAGCCGGAGGCTGCGAACGATAAATAAGGACAAGTATGGCAAAGAGCAAAAAGACCACTAAAGGTGGTAAAGGTTGTAAGTAGCACAAGAGGCGGACTTAACTAGTCCGCTTCTTTTTATGTAGAACAACATAAACAAGGACTAAAATGGCACTTAATTTCTATCCAAGTTTTGAGAATAATATTCTCTTAGGAAAGTTTGGGGACATGACGGCAGCAACGTTAATGTGTGCTGCTGTTTCAGGTTCTTACATCTACTCCTCGTCTCACACAAGTTTAAGTGATATTACTGATTATGTGCTGGGGGCGGTTGCTTTAACTGGGGCTTCCGTGGCCTCTGGTCAGTTAAGCACGGATGATTTTACCTTCAGTGGAATTTCTTCTGGAACGGTAACTTCTCTTATTTATTATCTCGACAGCGGAACAGCCTCGACGAGCTTCTTGATTCTCTACGATAGCTCTGCTACGAACTTACCTTACACGTTTACAGGAACAGACGTTCTTGTTACTGCTCCTGCTTACCTTGTTAAGTTAACCGCGGTTTAATATGGCTTACAAGCAACTTCTTTATACAGTTGAAAAAACAAAGGTCTTGTGGCTTTATGCTACGAGGATAGCTAATGGTGAAACCTCCTTTGGCTTTGTTGAAGATGTTGCAGGTGGGACAAACTATCTTCCTCTTGGAACATTACCAACAAACAAAAGGCTAGCTTGGGTTTCTTGGGAAAATAAGGTTTACTTTTCTAACCTTGATATTAACCTAACAAGGTTAAAGGGCAAGGAGATTGAAAATGTTAACACCTCAGAGAACTACGTAAGTGGAACTAGTGATCTTCCTGAGATAACTGACAAGGGCTATAGAGAAGTAAGAGCAAAGTATATGGTGGCTTCCGATGATCACCTTATGCTTGGAAATCTTGTTGTTGATGGGAATACTTCGTCTCTTATCCTTATTTGGTCCGACTTGTATGACCCTGACTTGTTCGTTATTGATAGCTCCACTGAGGCTGGTTACTACGTAATGCCAGCACAAGGCAAGGAAATCATGGGACTTTCTTTCTGCCAAGGGTATACGAATATCTTTACTAGGACGGGAATCAAGTCCGGTAGATATGTTGGTTATGCCAACGGCATTTATGAGTTCACTGACATCCCAGGAAATACTGGTTGTGGTTATCACTATTCAGTCGTAGCCGGAAAAGATCTTACCTTCTTTATCGGGAACGATAACTTCTACGTCCTTGACGGGAACACTGTTCAGCCTATCGGAGATGCTATTTGGAAGCTCTTCAAGGCAACCTTGGACACAAGTGATCTTGAGGTTGTTGGAGAAATTGACGAGACTAAAGATCTTGTTTATTGGCGTTTCTTAGCAAATGGAGAGAACGGAACAGTTAGTGAGACTTACTACGAGCTACTTTATAATTACAAGGAGCAAAAGTGGTCACTTCGTGACTCCGAAGGAATCCTTGATAATTGGGAAAGCTCTGAGAGTCTTGTAACAGCAATTACTTGTGATACACTTAATGTTCCTTGCTCTTACTACGTAAGTGGTATTTCACCAAGGCTTTGCTCGGAGTTTGTAAACGAGTTTTCCTTCTCCTCCTTGTTCCTCACCGAGGGAAGTTTCCTCGAAGAGAGTGAGACTACGAAGGACGGTGTTAACGGAGCAGGACGAGAGTTTTTCCTTGAGACGAAGGATTTTACTTTTTCCATTACGGATACGTCGGTTCGCTTTAACAGTGTTCGCCTTATCTGTGACCACAGTGAGATGCTCGGAAGCGAAGCTAGTCTGAATGAAAGCTACCTTGAGGTTGCCGTAGGTTACAGAAATAACCTTGCTGGAGATTTTACTTGGACAGAATACGTTCAAGTTGCTTCTGGTGGAAAAGACGAACGAGAGATACTATTTCGTTTTCGTAAATACAACATAACGGGAAAGATCTTTAAGCTTAGGGTAAGAGCGAAGCATATGACAAGCTCTTTCCTCAAGGTTTTATCTTCCTGCCAATTTTCAATCGAGGTTCCAGATGAGCAATCAAGCAGTTACGTTACAAGATAAGGTGCGTGTTGGAGGCAAGGCCAGCGACAACGTTACCGTGGGTGACTTGAAGAAAGTCGTTCGCAAGATAAACGAAGAAACTAAGGATATAAGAAAGAAACTTTCAAAATGAACTTAACAAGAATTACAACTGTCGAGGATTTCCTGAAGATTCTTCCAGCAGTTGTTGAGGAAAAGAAAAAGCTTGGGAATTACTGGTCGCCAGTGAAGCTTGAAGACTTTCTTGAACAATGTTTCACTTTGTTTCCAACTAGTTATTGTTTTGGTGAACAGCGAGATGGAAAACTTCTCTACTTTATTTTTCTACTTCCACAAGAGCAGGCTTCTATTTACTTTTGGTTGTTTTACGTAGATAAAGAGCTTTACGAAAAAACAAAAGAACTTCTTTTTGAACTTAAGTCTTGGGCAAAGCAAGAAGGCTTTACTAAGGTAACAACGGCAACTAACAGAAACCAAAGCAGCTACCGCAGATGGGTTAGTAAGTTTGGTTTAGTTCCTGTTTATACAACATACGAGGGAGAACTTTAATATGGGACAAGGGCCAACAACTACAGGTTTTTCTAGTGGCTATGCCAACCAAAATAGTAGTGGAACACAGAATACTAGCTCAACTAGTACTCCTACTTTTGATGCTCGTGGGAATGCTCTCATTAACCAACTTCAAAACAGTAATATAACTGATGTTAACTCTGCTGCACAGAGTGCCATAGCAGCGCAGAACGCTAAGACTAATTCGGAACTTGGCTCAGTTCTTGCTGGAGTAAAAAGTGGAGGATATGGAAGAGCTACTAACTGGGGACAAGGAAATATGGCTGGTGCTGCTGCTAACGTTCTCGCACAGAGGGATGTTGCTAACACAGGTTTGCAGACACAAGCTGCTCAACAGACTGCACAGAATCAACTTTCTCAGAATCAGAACCTAGCAAGTTTGCTTTCTATGCTAAGAGGAGAAACAAACGTTGGAGTAAACAAACAAGCTACCAATACGAGTGGTTGGAATCTTGGCGGTAAAATGGGAATAGGAGGAGTTTAATATGGGCTTTTTAGCAGCAGCGGGGTCAGGTGCGGGGGCTACTGGAGCAGCAGCAGCTGGAACAACTACAACTGGAGCGGCTGGAGCGGGTGCAGCTGGAACAGCAACAACAGGAAGTGTTCTTGGTCCAGGCTTAACTAAAGCTTTTCAAGTGATGTCAGAGTTAAAGAAACAAGGTTTAATGTCAGGTGGCGGGGGAGGTGGAGGCTCTGGTTTAAACTCTAAAGTTGACCTTGTTCCTGTACAGTTTTCTTCCGCACCGCAGACTACACCTAATGCTCAAGATTTTATAAACGCAATGCTTGCAAGGAGATAAATATGACGACACCTATTACAGGTTTTCCTAGCGATACAGCAGTTAATGCCGGAAACACACTTGCTGGGTGGTTTGGAAATCTTATAGAAAAAACAAACAATAAGCTCGCTCCACTATACCAACCCCCAGTCAAAACAGAAGAAGATTTAGCAGATGAGGAGTATTGGAGACAATACTGGGCCGCACAAGATAGGGAAAAAGCTCGTAGAGAGGCTAAGGGGGCTGAGGGATCTAAGCCTATTTCACCTTCTCCTTATTCTAACACTCCTTTTGGTGTAGTTTTAGATGCAAGGGATGCTTTAAGTAATCTCTTTAATCCTAAACCTTCAGTAACCCAACAAAATTCAAATGCTCCTATTGCTCAAGTAAAAGACCGATCAACTGGGGATTTAGCCCCCTCGGTAAATAGGCCCGAAACAAGCTTTGACCCAACTAGATTACAGCAAGGTGAAAGTTCAGTTAATCAAGGAGCTTCTTCTGAACTTAACCTTCCTGAACTTTTACAAAGTGAGCCTTATCAAGAGCCTGTTCAAAATGAACAACAGCCTCAAGTAAAACAAGAAGACCCTCTTCAAACACAACTTAATTCTTATTTAAACTCTCTTGTAGCTAACTCGAAACTTCAAGGTCAGGTTACACAAGAACAACTTGCTCAACTTCGTGGAGAGCAAGCAAGGCTTGCCGAGATTCGTTCTCCTGAGCACAGGAAGATGAATCCTATTGATTGGGTTAACCTCGGCATTAGGAACATACTTGCTCCCCTTACACTTAACCCAACAATGACCACAGAGCAGTACAAGGATAGAAAGTACGCTGCTGATGTTGGGCAGACCAAGGAGCAAATTGACGAGGCTCGGGGTCGTGCAAGTGCTATGGCAAAGGCTGTTGAACAACAGCAAGCAGGTATTAACCAAGGGTTAAAGGGACTTAGTGGTTTCCAGGGAATGCAGCAGGAAGCTGAACTTTATCCCCTTGTTAAAAGACTACAAGAGGCGCGTGTTGCCTCAACGGAGCAAGCTCCGGAGCTTGCACAAGATAATGCTGCTACTATGGCAGCTTATCGTGCAGCACAGGTTGATAAACTCCGAGGAGACCTTGCGGTTGCTTTGCAAAAGGCTGCAACCTTGCAGTACAATAGGGAGCATCCGGATAATCCAATTCCTCTGAGCGGAAATAATAAGGCTCCTGTTTTTGATATTGTTGGAGCACTTAATATGCTTATGGGTGGTGAGGGCGTTTCCCAAGGACAGGGGCAAGCCCCAACTAAGCAAGATACAACTGACGATTTTGTAACTGAATAATATGAGTGACAATCTTCCACTTTCTTTAAGTGATCTTAGGGCAAAGAATGCAGATAACCCAAAGTATAGTGCCCTTGGGGACGATCAACTTGCCTCTTTGTATCAACAGAAAACTGGTAAGTTTCCCGCAGGTTATGTTGTTCCAACACAGGCAAGCGTGGCTCAGGCACAAGACTACGTGGCAGGTTTAAGAGAGAAAAATAAAGATAATCCGAAGTATAATAATCTGTCCGATGTTCAACTTGCTGAGATTTACAAGAAGAAAACAGGTGACCAGAGGTTAAACTCCTTTATTGAAAGCGGTTCGCTTATTCGTGGAGTTGGTAAGTTTGGCACCGGTTGGTCCGAAGGTGTGAACGCTGTTCTTGGTAAGCCTACCGAGGATGAGGGCATTCTCCAAGGAACAGCACGTAGTCTTCTTGAAGGTGTTCCTGAGGCTGCTATCCTTGGTGCAAGTGCGCTATTCGCAGAGCCAACACTCGGAGGCTCGGTAGCTCTTGGTATACCTGCTGCTTCAGCTCTTGCTGGAACTAGACAGTATGCGAGGACTGGTGATAAGTTGTCTTCGTACGTAACTGCTGGTGCAACTGGTCTCGGAGGTCTTGTTGCTGGTCCGATGGCCAAGGTAGGGACTAGTGTTGCTTCGACGGCTCTTGGTGAGGCTGGAATAAATCAGGCTGCTCGTGCTCTTGGGAGAACGGAGGCAAGCGGTCTCGCTAAGGTTACGGGTTCCTTCGGAGGAAACCTTGCTGCGGCTGTGCCACTTACTGCTGCACAGGAGCTAACTGTTCCAACAGGAACACCTGCCGACGAGAGCCTTCTTGCGAGAGCCTCGATGAATGCGGAACGACTCCTCTCTCCGAGTGAGCTAAAGCGTCTTACTGCTCAGACTATTTTAATGACAGGTGTCGGAGAAGCTGGTGCCCTTGGCACTAAGTTTGTCGGAAGACGTATCTCGCAGAGATCAAAGGTTCCCCTCGTTAATAGTGAACAAGAGGGTTTCTCTTCTTATGAAGATGCTCTTGCTTTTCTTAACAAGGAAGGGCTTCCTGCTGACAGCTTTAACAAGCCTTCGACCATTCTTGAAGTAGCTTCACTTCTTAGAAGTGGAAGACCTTTTGCTGAGGAAACTGCCAAGTATCGTCTTGCCCAGGACAGAAGCACCGAGGAGTATACTGATCCTTCGGATCAACTTATTATACAAGACTACGAGGATAGGGTTGCTCCGGCTCTTCGTGCTCGTGAACTCGGCAAGATAGTCCTAGCTGGTAGCCTTAACAAGACGAGAGCGGATAAGGTTGGCTTGCAGAACTTGAACTACATTCTTAATGAGGAGTCCTTGCAGAACCTTGTTCGGGATAATCCGGAGGGATTCGAGAACTATGCTACAAGTTGGAACAAGCTTCCCCTTGAACAGAGGAAAGCTAGGCTCAGTGGCTTGAAGTTGCCAGCAGACGCTGTGGCACTTGATAGTGTTGGCCTCGCTCGGCAATCTCTTGATGCTTATAGGAATGGCCAGCTTTCTGCGGACGACCTCCTTGATCTTCACCCTATGCTTGCTGAGGCAGCTAGGCTTGGGGACAGTGCAAAGCAAGACTTGTTCCGAAACAGCAAGATACTGAAAGATCTTGGTAAGGATGGAGAACGTGATTTTGCCTTGCAGGCAAAGCTTACGAAGGCTATTGATAAGAGAAGCGAGGCATATCGTGATATGCGGAGGTTCCTTGATTCCAATCAGGTTAAGTCTAAGTTGGAAAGTGAAGTTAAGACTGGGGAAGAAATGAACGTATCCTTCGAGGATCAAGCTAAAGGCAAGGGTATTGGAGCAATCGAGAAGTACTTTCTTGGCACAATCGGCCTTGATGCTAGGTATCCCGGCGGACTTATCTCTCGACATCTCTTCGAGATTACACAGCTTGCCAAGTCTGCACAGCTTCGCCTGTTCTCAGAGCTTGGGCAGAATAAGGAAAGAAATCTACCAGAACAAACAGCCTTTACAGAGGCTACGAACTGGCTTGACTCTCTTAGTCCCAAGGAGAGACTTCCTTTGGATAAAGCCTTTGAGCAGGATTACAAGAATGCGCAGAGTTACAAGGGCCTCGTTAGTGACGAGGCACTTCGTGTTATGGGACTCAGTGAGGATAACCTTCGTCGTTATAAGACCTTGCGGGATATGCCTGCCAAGGTGGTGCAACATGCGGCACAAGTTGAGCACGAGAGGAACGTCTATGACGTAGGTGGAATGATTTATCTTGCCTCTGGCAAGAAAATGAGGCAGCAGGATGCCCTTGCTATTAGCAAGCAGATTCATGACTTTGCTGCTTCACAAGACGTTCCCTCTGAAGGAACGCAAGCAAGACAGGTTTATGAAGATAATCTTCTTGCAATGCTACGACAGACTAGTAATGCCTACGGCTTCAAGTGGAATGAGGGAGACGTGAGGATTATTGAAGAGGCTGTTGTTAAGCAGCGTGATCAGGAGCTTAACTTTGCTAAGCGAAAGGGTGCACTTGGTTACTTGCCTACACAGAGACGAGGCAAGTATGGTGCTGTCCTTGCTAAGCCGGGTTCCGACATGGAAAATCTTACAGGCAAGGATAAGATTACAGTGGATGGTGATGCTCAGGCAGATGTTACAGCGAGATTGAACGCCTTACTCAAGTCTGGTTATCGCCTAGTAGGTAAACCTTGGAACAAGGAGACTTGGAAGAAGGGTGAGTCCTATCTCGACTACGATGCTATTAGAAACATCATGGACGAGTATACTGGCCAGAGGCAAGCCCTTGTTGACAAGTGGCGCAAGAGAGGGGACATGTCTCCTGCTATGGAAGAGATGATGAACGACTTCGCCTACAAGACGGATGCCTTCGAGGAAGCTTTCCAGAGGTCTATTGACAGAACTTCGGCACAGTATGACCAGCACAAGGAGTTCGTCGAAGGATTCAATAAGGCTCAGTTCCTTCCGAACATTCTTGATCACGCTAGGATAAATACCGTGGCGGCGGAACGCCGCCTTTCCAAGGCGAAGGTGGCCTTCGAGCTGCTTCGTCCTCTCTATGATGAAGTTCCAGGCCTCAAACAGGAGTGGCAGCACAGGGCTCAGTATGCCTACGGACTTGATAATGCCCAAATGAACAAGTTGAGAACTCTCGCTGTTCATCTTGCAATAGGGGGAAGCTTCCGTAACTTTGCCCTGAATTGTACGCAGAACTTCATGGTGGGCTTGCCTGTCTTAGCGGAACGTACCGGCAGTATCAAGGCTGCCGAAGTTCATATGACCAAGGGTCTGGCCTTCCTTACCAAGTATAATTTAAACGGTTCTACTGGGAACGTTATTCTTGATAGGATAGCGAGGCAAGCTGACAGAGATGGTATTACTACGTCTAATAACCTTGACTTGTACTTCAAGACAACTTCGTTAGATTCTTCTAGTAAGCAACGTCCACTGATTACTTACAGCCATAAGATTGGTGATAATCTTGCTCGTCTGAACTTGAGTAATCAAGCTCTCTCGGAAAGACTGAACAGACTTACCTCCTTGTTTGCTGAGGCATCCTTCGAGCTTTCTAAGAGGGGGAACCCAAAGAACGTCTCGGAGGCTGAACTTAAGACGATCTACACAAGAGCCTCAGACTTTAGCAATCAGGTTAATTACTTTGGCTCAAGGTCGAATAGGCCCGGCTTTGTTACACATGCGAGTCCCGGTGTTGTGCATAATAGCATGCTGGCACTTACGACCCTGAGAACGTTCCAGTTGAACTACCTCGGTCAGCTTTATGGGATGTTCAAGGCGAACGGTGGCTTTAAGACAGCTCTCAAACAGAAGCCTATTCAGTTAGCTTTACTTCATATGCTTGTTGCTGGAGGTCTTTACGGTCTCCCAGAGACCAAGGATCTTGAACAAGCCTTGTCAGCTTTCCTCGGCAAGGATGTGGCAGCAAAGATCAAGGAGACTGCTGAAAGCCTTGTAGACGAGACTGGACTTAATAAGTTGTCGGACCTGTTCTCCGATCATCCTACGGATAGAACGTCCCAGTGGGCGGACAGTATTCTATACGGTTTGCCAGCTTACTTCGGCTCGGACATCTCAAGCTCACTTGGTGCAGGCAGTTTACTTAACTACTATGGTAGAGCGAATGCCAGTGAGAATCTTGTGGAGAATGTGGCTGGACCCATTGCCAGCCTTGGTTGGGGACTTGGCAAGGGTGCACAACAACTGGCCACAGGAGAAAAACCTACGGAACTTGTATCCTCTGTTACACCAGCAAGTGTTCGTTATTGGAAGAACCTCATCGAGGCTGGGACTACATCTAAGGTTAGTAGGCAAAGTGGTGCTCCTTTGGACGCAAGTAGGAATACAACCTCATCGCTTCTTCTTGGCTTTACTCCAATGAGCATAGCTAACCAGAGAAGGGACGAGACAACGAAGATGTATGCTAAGGCTGGCCGAGCACGGGACAAGGCTCAGGTTGCTGACAGGGTTTCGGAGGCTTTTGTGCAAGGGGACATAGACGAGGCTAGGGAGGCTTTCAAGAAAGGTCTTGTTGACCTTGGGCCAAGTCAAGACCCAACAGACTTGCTTCAAATGGTCTCAAGGAGAGTCTTGGAACGGAGGCTTGGTAAGACCTTCTCGGTCAATAACGAAGAGGATGCCGAGACGGCTAGACGGAGCCAAAGGCTTTATGCAGAAAATGCAATGCCGATTACGAGTCCGATTACAGAACTTGCTGCGAAGGTGGAACTAGCCTTGAAGATGCAGAACAAGGAGGCGCTTACTTCCGTGCTTCGGGGCTTGCCTTCGTCTACGAAGACGGCTCTTGTTAAGGAACTTCTACTTCGTAAGCGGATAGCTCCTGGGGCACTTGATGCCTTGAAGAAGGGTCGTACTGACTTGGAGAACTTTAGGTTCTAGTTCACACAGGCTGGGCTAGAGGCTAGACAAAAAGAAAGGGCAGTCCGCAAGGGCTGCCCTTTCTCGTCGCCTGAAACTGAGGCTAATTATTAGGATTATCGTCTGGCTCTATCCCCAAAGGATAGTTACTATCGTCTGGCAGAGTAGCCTCACTGAGCTTTATCTTGAAGGACTTTCCCTTGGCCTTAGCCTCGGGCTTTTGTTCCACAGGATAAGTTATGCTCTCGCTCTGAACCGTAGGTTCCGGTGAGCTTAACTTGGCCAAGGAGGAGAGAAGATAACGATCAAGATTAACTGAAGAGATTTGTTCTACAAATAACCTTGTATCGTTTCCTTCTGGAACAGCCTTAACCTGTCCGGCTTGTATAAGAACTTGCAGACATTCCTTGAACTCACTCTGTCCCATGTCATTGAAGAAACGGAGGCAGAGTTTGTCAGCAAGGATACCCTTCGGCTCCTTGCCCAAGGCAGAGAGGATTTTACCTTGGTACTTTTTAAGTTCGTTCCTGCCCGTGCCTTGGAACAAGTTAGGATAACTTCCTTCGACTTCGTCAAAGGCATCCAAGGCGAGTTGGTAGATGGGGCGAGTTATAACTAGGCTGTTTCCTAGGCCAGCTGATATACCCATACACACCTTGAGAACGAGGACACTCTTCGTTCCGTAGTACGAGGACATGAAATCGTCTGTCTCACGAGCTTTCTGCATGGCAAGGTGGTAAGAGGAGGTGTGAAGCTCCTTCGCCTCAGAGTCAAGAGAGAACGGACCTACGAGCTTGCTTATCCTCTGACTTTCACCAAGGAGACTGTGAAGAATCTCAGGCATTCTCGGAGAGGCTTCTGGCAAAGGATTTTCCTTGTAGATACTTGAGGCATATACGAAGATTATCCTTCTGGCAAAGCCCGAGGTTAGAAGACCTTCCTTGATGTTGTCAAGGAACCAGTCCATTGTGCAAGCACCAGTGAACGAGAAGAAGGGGTTGTCTATCTTGGCCTCGCCCCTGTTCTTGGTCTTGTATTTGTAAACTTCTCTTGGGTCGAAGATATCCGTGAGGAAACGAATGAGTCCCTCGTTTATATGTTTGCCTCCAAGGAAGGTAGCGAACTCCGAGCAGTAGGGAGAGTACTGCTGGTAGAACTGTTGCTTCCCCTTGCAAGTAAAGTGAACACGAGCTTTCTCCGAGGCCATAGTGTCTATGATAGCCTCGCTTGTCGAGGCTGTGTCAGCTACTTGGCTTATCTTTGTCTGCGAGAACAACTTGTCACTGATACTCAGGGCGGTCGTTTTACGGTTTCCGGCTGGGCCAACATACAACAGATACAAATTAGGGTAAATGTCGAAGTGCCCCATAGGAAACCACGTCTTCTTTCCAAGGACGTTGTTTATCACAGATAAAGCTGACCAGAGATGATAACTCTTGGCAGGCTCTGTCTCTGAGGTTAATTCGTCGTAGAGTTGAAAGAAGTTATCTGGCATTTTGTTGTTCTTTAAGTTCAATAAAAGTTCCCCACTGCTGTGCCATAGCTTTCGCTATACCCCAGTAGGTTGTACTACGCAATTTGCTTCTCTCTGGCCCAGGTGACATTAAGTGCACAGCTTGTCTTCTTGTTTCAACAACATCAGTCCTTAAAAGCCTCGGAAGATTTTTAAGCCAAAGACAGGTAGCTTTTGTTTCTCCGTGTCCAAATTGCCAAGGTTGTATAACCTGAGTATAGGGTACTTTAATTATTTCCCTTGCATACTTGTGCATTATGGGATTTTCTACTGCAACATATTTTATCTTTGTTTCTAGGTGTTTTTTGAAGAACTCCGCACCTTGCCTCATCTCCTCCCATAAGTTTCTTTCAGCAAGCCAACGAACACCTGAATTACACAATCTTGTACAAGGTGGAAAAGCTATAAGCAAGTCCCAGTTTTCTTGAAGGTGTGGTGTTACGTCACCAATGAAATGTTGGCCTGGTATTTCTGTTGGGAGTATATCACAAGACCAAGCATCCCAACCTCGTTCTGTAAAGCAAGAACGAACACGGCCAGAAAACTCACAGGAAACTAAAACACGAAGTTGTCTTGTTGTCATACTAAGCCCACTTTGTATACTTCGAGGCAATGAGGTAAAGGTAACGAGTGAGACGAATGTCTGTAAGGGCGTCATGAAGTTCACCACTTCGTGAGTACCCCTCCGAGGCTAGTTCGTCTGCGAGGACTTCCTCGATAGTTCCTAGCTTCATAGTTCCCTTCTCGTATGCTTGAGCAAGCTCAGGACGCTGGAAGCGGACTAGGTGTCCTACGAGGACAAGAACGTCGATAGTCGGAGTATAGAACGTCTTGGAGAATGTTCCCCCTTTAGTCTTTAACCAGAACTTCCTCAGAAATTCTTCATCGAACTTTAAAGCATTGTAACCACAAAGTTGGCAAGGGCCGTCTCCGAAGTACTCCTTGATGTCAGCTTTGAGTTGGTCGAGGGCGTCACGAGGTTCAAGACGGTCGGGGTTGTTTGTAACGAGGCTCTTGGTGGTTCCGTTAACTTCACCTGCACGGTCGTCGAACTCGTCCGTAGGAAACAGATTCAACTTCAAGTCCCGTTCTACGAGGACTTCTCCCTTGTATTGTCCTTCGGGAATACGTTCGAGAATGTAACCTATCTGCACGATGCCGTGCTTCCAAGGGAAGAGGCCAGAGGTTTCAAGGTCAAGGTAACAAATGTGTGCTTCACTCATACTAGGTTAGTCTTTCTGTTCGTTAGTTTTAGTTACTTGCTCGTCTCCATCACAAATACCAAAGGCTTCACACTTCGCAAGGAAAGCCCGTAATCTAATATCCTCTGTGGGACTGACTCTTGTTTTAATGTCTTGTAGAAGCATGTAGGCTTCGTAAAGAAGAAGGTCAGCTTCTCCTGCATGGCAGGAGAGGTCTTTTGTAAACTCCTCCACTGCTTCGGCAGATAGGCGTATGCCAAGACACTTGGACATTGCTTCGTATGATTTCATAAGTTAGCCTTTAATTGGTGTTTTGCAGTCTCCCCAGTTCGTTCCGCGATCGGCATCGAATGGGATGGTAAAGTTGATATTCTCGAACGAGAGAGGAACTTCGTTTAAGGAATAGAAGATCTCTCTAATCTTGTCCCTGTCCGCAGGGTCGCCTATGGCATCTCCCTCATCATGAACTTGGTTACAGAGTCGAAGGACAAGGTCGCCGTTCCTCCTGTTGGCCTCGTTGTAGAACAAACGATTCAGAACGACGTTCGTAGTAAACGTAGTGTTCGCTTGTGGCAAGAGGGCCATCATCTCCTTCGCTGTCGAGGAGTCAGAACGTCCAAGGAACTTGTGCTTCATACCGAAGCACGTAATTAGCTCCTGTCCGTGGACAAGTTGCCACTCTGCATACTTGTGGAAAGCCTCAATGTGGTAGTAATCAAGGAGAAGCTTCTGAGTCTTCTCACAGTCCTGGGGACTGACGTAAAGATCACCTTCGGTCTCTTTGAAGATACTTTCACTCATGGTCTTCTTACCCATCTTGTAGTTCGTCCCGTGCGAGACCTTCTTGCCTACGAGGTAGGAACGCTTACCTTCGTCCGAGGCCTTCAAGCGAAAGCAGTTGTCCTTGATTGTAGAACGATCTTCGCTCATGAAGGTATCTCCGAGGATAATTGCGAGGGCAGCACGTTGTGCAGGCTTTAGGCCGAACTCAAGGTCGAGCATCATCTCATCATGCCCGAGGAACTTCAAGATAGCTGCTACTGTCCAAGCATCTGCACCCTCAAGGTCGAATTTGTACCAGTCCCAACCGACTATTGCAGGCAGGAACAAATCACGGTCCCGTCTATCGACATTCTGAGGCTGGACACCTAGGCCGTCAAGAGGCTTGTAGCCGCTTACGCGGCTGGTGCTTGTGCCAACAAGGTTGAAGCCCCAAGAGACAGTACCATCGGGCCTTGTTTGAACGGCTTCAAGACTGCTGATACGCTTCAAGAGCTTGCGTATCTTACCAGCTACGGCAAGAGCAGGAATGCTTGGGTAGTCGTGAGCAAGGTGGAGCAAGGCTAGGAAATCCGCTGTCTCGTGATCTTCGGTTTCTCCGAAGTCATCCTTGGTCTTCTTGTAAATGGGAGGGAGACGAAGCTCGTCGTAGAGCCAGGCCTGCATATCCTTGTTGGAACGAACTGAGAACTCTCCTTTCTTTTTGCCCTTCGAGGCAAGGACATCGGCATGAAGTTTGCCACTGAGGCATGAGAACTTTTCTATCTCAAGTCGAGTCTCCTCCTTTAACAAGACAACACGGGCATCCCGCTTGTCCTTATCGAAGTGTGCTCCGAGAAGAGACATGTATTGGAAAGCCTTCGAGGTCGAGATGTTAAAACGGTAGTGGAAGTCCTGAGCCGAAGGCTCAAGGGCTTTGAAGGTGTGCATCGTGGTACAACCATCCTTGCCATTATACTCGTACTCACGCCAGTAATCGCCGGAAACGGAGCGAGCTTCGCCTAGTTCACCCTTCCAGTATGGGAGGTCTCCGTAAAGGCTGTTTGTGAACGCGAGAGACTTGGGAAGCTCTGGGGCTTGTTCCCATTGCAAGAACATTGTGTCTTCGACGAAGTTAGCCTCGATACCGTAGTGCTGGGCGAGAACAAGATGGTCGAAGTGGACGGCGTTATGCCCAAGGAGCGGACACTCTTCTAGGACTTGGGCAAGGAGAGGCCAAATGACAAGCTCTTGTTCTCGTGGCCAATAGGATTCAGTGCCCTTTACGAAGGGTATCACTAGGCCGCCTAGGTCCGAAGGACACAGGCAAAGGCAAGTAATAACGTCTGCGTAGTTCGTCTCAATGTCCACACTGAGAAGGGGCTTCTCCGAGAGGACCTTCTTCAAAAAGGCTATGACCTCGGGAAGTTGTGGAAGAAACTGAAGATTAAACTTGGGGGCTTGCCAAGGGGTCTGTGCCCAGTGCAGGGCACGCTTTATGTCGTGTTGCAAGAGGACACGACGAGGGAAGACCTCGAAGGTTTCCTTCGGGTGATACGAGGCAAGGCACATGAAGTTACCTCGACTTGTTTCAAGACGGAAGGGTGAGCCACGTTCTTTTTCAAGTTGGCACTTGTTTCCTTTCAGAAGATAAAGTGTGTCTTTGCCAAGGAGAATAACGAAGTCGGGACGCCACTCGGCAAGATCGTAGAATAAACGGTCGAGACTCTCCTTGATAAGGGGGTCGTCAGCTTTTAGCTGCATGGTGCTACGCACCTTTGTAAAACGTTCCTCCGAGGGAGCGAAGTTTAAGCAATTGCTTATGAAGCACTCGTTCAAGTTCAAGCCTAAGTCCTTGCACAAGTAAAATAGTGTGGCGTAGTGACTTGTGTGAAGGGGGCTGCCATCTTCCTTGGACCACATATAGTCACCAACGAAGGCGAGGCGAGGCTTACCCTCTGGACAAGTTGGGCGTATCGCTGGCATCTGCCCTATCGAGGGAACGTCACTTTTACTTCCGAGGTTTATTCGCATCGCGTAGTTCTTTCTGCTTCTCAAGCAAGATTGTTAGGAGATCGTAGGATAAAGTGGACAAGGAGATTTGAAGCCAGTAACGCTCAGTCTCCTTGCGTAGCAAGGATGCTATCTTGAAGTGCTCCCTTCGAGAATATTCTACCTCGTAGAGATCACCCTCGTAGAAGAGAGTGAAGAACAAGGAAGTGGGACTAGTACTTGTAAGTTGCAAGGCTACTCTCCCTTCACAAGGTTAAGGAACACTGGACACCTCGGAGCATCCTTCGTTCCATAGGCTTGGTACTTGTAGTGAACAAGAGTGCCGACGAGGTTAGGGGTGTGCCACAAGGCGATGCGATCGGCCTCAGTGAAACCTGTTCCTATGTTGAAGTGAACACCTTCGGGTGTTACGCAACGGAGGGCTCCTAGCATCTCAAGGGCGTTCTTGCCCGCAAGGCTGCTAGAACGATGAGTGTGTCCAAGCTCGTTTACAGAGGCTTCGTTGTTATTCTCAAGGAGAGGGTTCAAGCCTACTATTGTAGCCTCGGCATCTAGGAAGGGCTTGAGCTTCAAGAGGATACCCTCCTTGAGAGTGGAACGTCCGTGCTTATACAAGGCCGTAGGACTGCGGAGCATAGCTCCCTCGTAGCCTTGCTCAAGGAAAGCGTCAAGGTAGTGTAAGGCATGTTCTCGACTTGTTATCTTGAACTGATCGATGTAAGTAAGTCTTGCTGTGGAAGACCTCCTACACTCACACCTAGCTATAGTGTAAGAACGCTCCTGGAAGGGCTTGTTCTCTTGTGTATCGAAGACGTTGTAAGTAAAGTCGGCTCCGCCATCAGCAGACATGATCTCACTTGTAGTGTCTTGGAACTTTGTCTTGTGATCTCCAGCGGTAAGCTCTCCGTCAAGGAGGTTAAGGCTATGCTCAAAGTAAAGTCGGTTGGCCATAGTCTGGACGTGCTCGTTCCGAATTAGTTTTAGACTACGGCTATAAGCTTTGCCACCGATCATAAGACAACGAATGCCATCTATCTTGGGGGAGACAAGAAGGGGGTAGCGAAGCTTGTCAAGGTCTTCGAGAGAAGCTGTTGCTGCAAGCAACGGTGCATACTGCTTTGGGTCAAGTGTGGTTTTCATAGGTTATTTCTTTAGTGTTCCATACAGAAGCTCTCAAGTTGGCTAACACAACTGAGAGCTTTTAATGGAACAAGGACGAGTGTCCTTGGACTAGATGAGGCTAGTAAGCGGGTTCGTTGAAACCGTCGGCTTCGGAGATGATATAGTAACCTCCGACCTTGTTCTTCGCGTCGTAACCGTCCTTAGCAGGCTCGTGCTTGATGGCAACCTTCAACCACTTGCCGACGTAATCCTCGGGGATAATATCCTCGACAGCCTCGTAGGCGTGCTTGTCACGGAAGACAGCGTTCACGAACTTAGCAACCTTGCTCTTGATGATGTCAAGAGTCATACCACCAGTAGGAGTAAGCAGAATGCTGTCGAACACAGTAGCATTGTGGGCACTGTTGTTGATAACTTCGTTGGAAGTGTAGTCAAGAAGCTCGCTTTCAGCAAAGCTAAGAGTGAGAGCTAAGGCTGTGCCACCTTTCTTGTTCTCGGACAACTCTGCCTTCTTGATCTGCATGAAGTAGTTACCATCAGCTACAGGAGGAGTTGCAAGGAGAACATCCTTCATCGAACCGATATTGAATTTCATAGTTTGTCTTGTTTTGTTACTTGTTGTTTGTTATTTCAGAGGCTGTCAGGGACAGTCTTGAAAAGAGTTGCTTCCGAAGAGAAGGCAAGGTGGTGTCGAAGTCGAAGCTCTCAGGCAACTCAAGGCTACACTTGTAAGAGGCTTCATCAAGAGGAGCCGTGCGAACCATCCTCTTAACCTTGCCCGCCACAGGCACTTGTGAATAACACCGCCAGATATCAGTGAAGTAAACACCGAAGCCCTCACGTATCTTGCTTGTTGTCACAAGGAGACTGAGCTTGGTCTTCTTTGTAATGTCGTCCGTCTCCAAGGTCTCGTGTGCGATGAGCACTATGTGCTTGTCAAGAGCCTCGGCACAGAGGACGATCTGGGCGAAGTTGGTGAACCACGAGGCGAAGTTGTAGTAGTCTGGTTGCGAGGGTGACTTACCTGTAGGACGGTCTATGCCAAGAGTCTTGGCCATGACGTAGTCACTGAACGTTGTAAGTGAGTCAATGACTATCGTCTTACAAGATGGGTCTTCTCCTACCTCGCAGAGTTGCTCCATGAAGTTGTCATAGACTTTGGTGTTCGGAAGAATCTTGCCGTCCTTGACGTGTGGATTCACGGAACGTATGTCCTTACGGACGGCCTCAGGCAGAAGCCGAAGGCAACTGAGATTGTTGTCGAAGTTGAAGAAGACTGGGCTCGGGAAGGCAGAGGCTACCTTATAAGTCTTGCCTGCACCAGAGGCTCCGGTAAGGAGCAGCTTAATCGGGCTAATGCCCTCGGTTAGGTTTTCGTATTCCATGTTGTTTGTTATTGTTAAGTATCTTGTAACTTACCATCAAGTATGTGGTCAATTAACTCTTCGTTTGCGCTCATTAGCCTCGCCTGTGTTTGGTCTTTCTCAGTGAGAAAATTCTCTATGGCTTCGATGTGCTGGACAACAAGATGAACAGCAGAGTCATTTCCAACTAGCGCCATGGGGCCAACATCTTTCCAAGTGAGTATCTTGTCTTTTGGTAGTTTTAGTTTCACCGTAGTTTATCCTTGTTATTATGTCTGGTCATAGGACCACTGATATTAAAGTAGTTTGTGTAATAGCCTTGCTTATCCTCGGGAGGCTCCGCCTCCCTCGGAAGAACGGCGTGCTTCGGGCCTTCGGCCCTACGCACCCTACGGGAGGCACGCTCTGCGTGCCTCGCCTACCAAAGCTACGGGCTTCGCCCTCCGCATCATCTATGGAAGAAACAGAGAGCTTGGGAGGAGGCGGGCTTCGCCCGCCTCGGCACACGTGGGATTAATCAAGGTTAAGTTGTAGGGAAATCCACAAGAGTTTCGTCTTCCTCGTTGCCCTCGTCTTCCTCGTCGTCAGGCGGGAACTCTTCATGCCTGTCTATGGCTGCACAGATACGATCATTTGCAAGGTCTCGGTTGTAATCTCGGTAGTCTCCGTAGTTCATTTGTTGTTCCTAGTTGTGGTTTAGCTTGTTCTATTGTTAGTTGTAAAGGGACTCCCAAAGTTCTTCGAGGCGGTCAAGCTCGTCGAGGTCAACATTCCCTGCCCAAGTGTAAATCTTGTCGTGGTAGAAGCCATGCTTAATTCCTGGGAAGTCAGAGGACTTCACAAGGTGGCCGAGGGTTACTTCCTTTTCAAGCTCGTCTTTAGCCAAGGCCTTGAAGAAGGCTAGAGGGACAAGCTGCCTTGTCTTCGGAGCGAAGTAAATGTAATGCTCTCCGCTCGCGTCCTTACTTAGGCTCACAGGATTAGACGAACGATAGACAAGGAGGTTCTTGTCCCCTCTAGGGTGTTGTGTATGCAGAGTGTAGCCTAGACGACGGGCAAGGCCGAGGACGTTAGTAGCTGTTGTTGTATCCCAAGGACAAACAAGCTCATCGCCTACGGCGAGCTTTGCCAAGGCTCGCTCAAGGTCGGGCTTGTGAATCTTGTTCGTTCCTGGAACAGTGGCTTCGAGACGGTAAAGCAAGGCTAGTCCTCCTTGAGTGGGCTCCAAGTATCATCCTCGTAGAACGCCTCATCGAGAACAAGGCGCTCAGAGGCATCCGGCCCCAGTTGACACAAGTCGAAGTGCGAGCACTTGCCATACTTCGTAACGCACGATGTGCGGCAAGGGCAGAGGAAGCAGTTTCCAAGGGTGTGCAAGAGACGCGAAAGCGTCGTCTGCAAGATGACAAGGGTCTCTAGTTGCCACTGCTCAAGCTGCCACATTGTGTAAGGAAGGACGTAAAGCTGACGCTCGAAGCCCTTGCTGCGCATACACACAGCATTTATAAGCATTCCGTGGAACGGCCTTGGGTCTCCTACGGAGGCAAGGAATCTCGTGGTTGCCCAAGCGTAGCCTAGCATCTGCGAGGAGCGCAGCTTGTCGTCCGCAAACTGCGGTCCCATGATGGAGGTTGTCTTGTGGTCCACAGGGTAGATGCCGCCTTGACGTTCCACAACAAGGTCGATTCGACCGGACCAAATGACACGGACCTTCCTCAAGGCTGTGCCGGAGGTTATCTCTATGTCACCAAGATAGAAAGCGAAGGATTTCTCTACAAAGGGCTCAGAGCCAAGGTTGATCGGAACGAGCTTGTCCTTGCGAAGCTTCTCATCCATGAAGTAGAAACGGATAAGCTCTTGAAGAGAGCCGAGATGACGCTTCGGGTCTTCAAGGCCGTTAAGGTCCTTAGCCTCGGCTTCTTCGAGGGCAGCCTTGAGGCTGTCTTCCTCAGAGGCTCCTCTGTAAAAGGTCTCCATAGCCTTATGGAAAGCTCCACCGAAGATCAAGGCTGAAGCTCCCCTTGCTGCTTTCTTCTTCAAGAATAGTTCTACGAAGCCCTTTACGTCACACTGAGTGAGTGCCTCGAAGGAGCTGTTGTCAATGACAAGCTCACCTTCTTCGAGAATGCTGTGGACTAGCTTGCTGTGGAAAGCTAGGTTACGGAGGTTATTTGTTAGCTTCATCTTAGGTTGTGTTAAGGGTTGTCCTAGGGCTGGCCGAGGTCTATTCCTAGGTTTTGAAGGAGGGATAACTCGGAGGCTTCTTGGCGGATTTGCTTCGCCGAACGGCGAGCCTTCGGCTCGCTAGGAGTCTTCTTGATCCTTGCTTTGCGGTCCACCTTAGCTCCGCTTAGTATGAGGCGAATATGCTTGGGCTTCTCGTCCCGCAAGGAACTATACTTTCTTTCTAGAAAGGTGCTTAGCTCCTCCCTCGACAGACTCCGTAGGAGTGGCCTGTGTCTCTTTATAACCGATAACATCGGTGACAATGGAATCGAAGCTGGAGAAATTATCGTTATGTTGTCTATCATCGTAGTCCTTGATACCCTCGGAGCGAAGTCGTTTTAAGAAGACGAGCATGAGTGCAGTAGATAGGCAAATGCCTAGACCGAACTCAGGAAAGACAGAGTAGAAGTAGTCGTAGTCTTCCTTGGAAAGGTTGACGTAGAGTTTGTTCTCTCTTGTAGCGGGATAGTTCCCGAAGAAACGTTTGAATAGGTTGATTCGCATAGGTTGTTTTTAAGTTAAGGTTTTCCTACTGTTATAGCCTTGAGCTTGTTGTTTGTGGAGCCAAGGGGAAACTCGAAGGAAAGGATGTTTGTAAGTTGCCCTTCAGGCAACTTCATCCGAATAACTTCAAGCTGTTGAATGACCTCAGTTATCGTGAGGGTGTCTAGGTTTGTGTTCATTTGTGTTTATAGAAAATACCAAGTCAGCGCTACGATGACGCAGAATAGGGTGGCGAGTTCGAAAAGTGTTGTTGGTGTGTCATCGTTCATTTCATTTCTCCAGTTTGATTGCGAAAATAGTTACGGGCTCAGATCCGAAGTGCGGGTGCGTGATTGTCTTTAGCGTCCAGCCGCGCCACGGAAACGTCAGGCGGTTATCGTCGCCGGACTTGTATGCGTTGTGAATGACTACGTTGTCGTAGATTGCTGAAACTTGCCCAAGTTCTCCGTAATCCTCACCAAGCCGTTGAATCCAGTAGTCGTTGTAGAGCCGGTATTCCTCGGTCTTCTCGCCGCGTTTGATGGCCTCGAAATACTCGGT